CGACTCACCGCCCGTGAACTGCAGCTGCTCGATCAGGTACTCGTGGGAGACCTGGGCGAAGCGGCGGCGCTCATCCGTGTCCAGGTAGATGTAGTCAACATACAGGGACGCGGAGACCAGGCCGGCGGACGACACGCGGTCGCGGATCGCGTGCGTGTTCGACGTGTTGGAGTAGTCCCAGCACAGGTTGGACAGGAGGTTGAACTCCAGCCAGATCTTGACCTCGTGGTACTGGAGGGCGATCAGGGGCAGCGCCAGGCCAGGGTTGCGGCAGAACCAGAACTGCAGAGGGATGTACAGCGTGTACTCGGGCGCGCACTTGCGGACCTCGGCGGAGGTGTTGGGCTCCGTGTTGGACGCGCAGTCATTGTCGCAGTCCTCACCGCCCTGGACGAGCAGGTTGACCAGCTCAGGGACGTTGCCCACCATCTCCGCGTAACCGGCCTGCTTGCCGGGCTCCTGCGAGAGCTCATTCCAGATGTGGAGCCAGTCACCGTAGTGCTTGTCGATCTGCTGACCGCCGATCTCGACGTAGACGTTCTGGATCAGGTTGTGGCCAACCCAGTTGAGCCAGCGGAACTGCGCACCAGAGCCGTCGCTGGACTGCAGCGTGACCTTGGGGAGCGTGGCCTGGAGGTACACGCGGTGGATCAGATCGCCGTTACGGGAGATCGTGCACTGCACCTTCTTGCCGAAGTTCGCCGAGCCGTTGAACGTCTGCTCAATGGACTCCATCGCGAAGTTCGTGTGGCGGCGGTACACCACCTTGAAGAAAGTGATCTGAGGGTTACCCGTCAGGTAGATGTCCTGAGCACCATAAGCGACAAGCTGCATTAAACCACCAGAGCCCATGTTTTATATCCAGCCTGGAGAAAAAAATTTTGGACGCCGGGGGAATTTTTGAGCGCGGCAGATTTGAATTGAAACCACCTGATCTAAACATTTCAAAGGGGGTAAAGAAATATCATATAATGGAGGAGTCGGTGTCTCTTGACTTTTTGTTAAAGTTAGGGGGTGGATCCGCCACGGCGGCGGCACCGGCGGCTGCCGCGCATCCAAACTCCGGGAAACCTTTGAAGCCTGCCGCCGAATCGGCAAAAACCCTGGATTCGTACCATGCGCAAAATCTCAGTAAAATTCGTGAAGAAAAAGCATCATTGGAAGACTTAAAAAAAGAATTAAATACAAAAAAAGCGGCATATGCGCGTCTTGAAAAAGAGTTTAACAGTCCCGTTGTCGTCACAACAGCGGCCGATATACAAGCACTTACAAGTTTACAACAAATGGAAAAAGAGATACATACATTGACGGACAAGATAGCCAAATTAGAATCAAATGAAAGTGAAGCCGATTATTTTTTGCGTGTAGGAGATATATTGTTTTCTTACAATGATGCGCAACAACGTATAGCAGGTGGGGAGCGGCCTTTGGATCCACTTTCCAAAAAAACGCGCATGCCTGTGAATAGCGTATACTCCTATTTCTCAAGCAACGCTGATGTAGAAGCAGTGCCGTCCAATGTTGTTGTGATGAAAGAGGAAAAGAAGACGGAATTAAAGATCGAAAAGGCGTCGGATGTGCGAAACGACATTGGATTTCGGCGCGATAAAGCCCTTGAACAATATTTGACGGCTCTGAATCCCGACAGTCTGTTGTATGAAAATTCTATTGCGAATAGTATTTCAGAAGATTATGGAAACTGTCCAGTGTGCGAGGCTGAAATGTTTTTCAATGAAACCTTTTTGGATTGCCCCACGTGCGGATTCCGCGATTGTATCTTGATTGACTCTGAGAAGCCGTCCTACAAGGATCCGCCGCGGGAAATGTCGTATTACGCGTACAAGAAGATCAACCATTTGAACGAATGGCTGGCGCAGTTCCAGGCGAAGGAAACGACCGAAATTTCGCCGGCTGTGCTGGACCTGATCCGCGCCGAATTGAAGAAGGAGCGCATTACCGACATGAGCAAACTCAAGGCGTCTAAGTTGAAGGAGGTGATTAAGAAGTTGAAGTTGAATCGTTGCTATGACCACGTGGCTCACGTGCTGAACCGCATCAACGGCATTTCGGCACCTGTGCTTTCGCGTGAAGTGGAAGAGAAGTTGCGCTTTATGTTTAAGGAAATCCAGTTTTCGTTCGTGAAGCACTGCCCCAAGAAGCGCAGTAATTTCTTGTCGTATTCCTTTGTACTCTACAAGTTCTGCGAACTGCTGGAACTTGACGAGTATTTGCCGTGCTTCCCTTTACTGAAATCGCGTGAAAAGTTGTACATGCAAGACAAGATCTGGCAAAAGATTTGCGAAGACATGCGGTGGGAGTTTATTCGTACAGTATGATCTAAACTTATTAAATGTAATAAATATAATGGCTTCCGTTCATCTTGGATTTGATATGGGAATTCGGAATTTGGCTTTTTGTCTGATTCGTCATGAACCAGACAACAAGTGGAATGTGATCGCATGGGACAACGTGGACTTGCTAGAGGGCGGTGTGTCGGCGCAAGACGCAAAAAAGTGTGTTGCCTGTGCGGGTTCTGCGACATGGATTGGTCCCGATAAAAAGAAATGGTGTAAGAGCTGTGCCACACAGACACGGGTGAAAAAGGCTGCGAAGGAAAAACCTGGATTTCCTACACTTGCCTGTGGATTCGCGGTGAAGGGACTACGGGAACTGGCGTCTGCGAAGGGCGTTGCCGATTGGAAGAAGATGAAGAAAGACGATTTAATTGCGTGGGCGTCGGCGGGTCATTTGGTTCCGTGGAAGCCGGTGAAGGCGACCGACTCCGCCATTGGATTGATCTTAGCGGCCATGGACAAGTGGCTTGATTCTGTGCTTCCTACATTTGCTGCTGCGACTCTTATTCGGCTAGAGAACCAGCCGGCGCTCAAGATTCCGACGATGAAATCAGTTCAAATGATCTTGTACACGCTGCTATCTCATCGGCTTGCGCGAGAGCACAGGTGGGGCGGGCGCATTGAATTTGTACATGCGGGCGTGAAGACGCGGGGCCTAGGCACGGCCGCTGCCGCGCCTGCCGCTGATGCTGCGCCGGCGCCTGCCGCTGGTGCCGCTGCGCCTGCCGCTGCTACACCGGCGGCCGCAAACACAGTCGCCGCCTCTAAGACGGCTGAGGATACCAAGGCGTACCATGAACGCAAGGCGACCGCAGAGGCGGAAACAGTGCGACATTTAACGGCACAAGGCGCCGCGGGCGCGACGTGGCTCACCTATTTTCAGGGCAAGTCCAAGAAAAGCGATTTGGCGGACGCTTTTTTGATGGCCCTGCGTTCCTCTGTCTAAAACGGAGTGCCCGTGGTTAAAAGAAAGAATGTCGGGTCCCACCATTCAGATTGGCGACGGAGCGTTCCCCGAAGTGTCGGCGATGTCCGACCTTGGGACCAGCCTAGAAATCACAGATATCAATGATTTTGATCTGGGTCTGCTGGGCAACCAGCGGAAACTTGCGACGCCGCCGCAGACAGGCCCGGCTTTCAACCTGGGCGGTGGCGGTAGCAGTGGCGGTAGTCTCACGGAACTCGGTGGAGGCGACATTGAGTTCGTCTCCCTTGACGACAACGCCATCAGTTACGATGTGAAGCCAATCACCGGTCCCAGCACTTCCGACACGATCCGCATTATGCGCGACGGTCCTCCGCCGGCGCCTGCGCGGCCGTTTGAAGCTGCGCCGACGCTGAACCTTAACGGCCCTTCTGCTCCTGCGCCTGCTCCTGCTCCTACTACTTCTTCGGCACCAAAGACAAACGGATGGTTTAGCAGCCTGAACCCGTTTGGAGGTCCATCGCAAGCACCTGCTCCTGTGCCTGCCTCTGCTTCCTCTGGATCAGGCGGTTGGTTCGGCACGGGTTCTTCTTCGAGCGCAGCGGCTGCTTTGGAGCAGCCGCGTGAATATTTGACGCCCGAGCAGGAACTTGCGAAGAAGACGGAGGGTCTGACGCTGTTGGAGCGCATGGACCGCAAGGGTGTGGGCGGCACGAAGATGACCATCGCAAACACGCTGGACGAGATCAATGCGGAGGTGGCGCGGCGCAAGGATTCCAAGGGGCTGGAGGCGAGCATCCGATTCCAGCGCAGCATGCTGACGACCGTGACGAGCGGCATGGAGTTCCTGAACAGCAAGTACGATCCGCTTGGTGTTGCGCTTGACGGCTGGTCCGAGCAGGTGAACGAGAACATTGAAGACTACGATGAGATCTTTGAAGAGCTCTACGATAAGTACAAGGACAAGAGCAAGGTCGCGCCCGAGGTGCGCCTGATCATGTCGCTCGGCCTCTCCGCCGCCATGTGCCACGTCACAAACACGATGTTCAAGTCGAAGATGCCGGGCATGGACGATCTGCTGAAGCGCAATCCGGATCTGGCGCGCCAGATGGCGAAGGCTGCGGCCGAGCAGGCGGTCGGTCCTGGGTTCGCCAACTTTGTGTCCATGGGCATGCCTGGCGGTGATGGCGGCGGCGGTGCTTCGCAGGCGCAGCGCAGAGCGCCCGCGCCGATGCCGTCCATGCCTTCCATGGTGATGGAAGAGGATGATCGTCCACTGATGCCGCCCATGGGTGGCGGCATAGGTGGTCCGATCCCGTCCATGGATCCACGGGGCGGCATGGACATTGGCGGACCTGCGACGGCGCGTCGTGAAATGCGCGGACCTACCGGCATGGACGACATTCTTCAGCAGATCAACATGAACGCTCGCGGCCCTTCTGGCCGCGCCATGCCTCCGCCCGCGATGGACATGGAGGACGGTGGCAGCGTGGGGAGCGGAATGACCTCTGCGACCGATCGTCGCAACGGCCTTTCGCGCCGTCGGAAAATCGCTGCGCAGCCAACGGGTGCGACGCTAACTATTAACGTGTAATTCATAGCATTTTCATTTGAAAATCATATGAATCTAAACATTCTGAACTTCCTACAATTTAATCATGAAGGTATTTGATGCGTTTTTAGCCACAGGAATCATTGTGCTTTCCCTCTTTTTAATCTTTTTGTTCGCGTTGATCAAAAGTATGATTTAAGAGCGGCCACATTCGCTTCGTACAATTCCGCGGGTGTCTTTGTATCGTGGCCGCACCAATTCGGGATCATACAGAACGGGCTGTTTTCGTTTGCGACGATCCAGATTACAAAGAAGAACGCAAGGGTGACCCAGAAGGCGGCGACCAAGTTGCGCGTTGCGATGAAAATCACGGTGAAAAAGATCGCCACACGGGTCCACGGCGCCTGAAGGAACGCCTCTTGCTTCTTTGTGAGTTCCAACGTCAAATAACGACCGCCCAAATTCAGCAACAGCATCAGCATACCGATCAGATACGGATTTGTGTTCAGCCACAAGATTGTAGAGCTAAGCGGATCCATCATGCTTCCGCCCATCGCGGGTGGTAATCCAAGCGGAAGTGGAGGAGGCGCGCCATTCGGAGCGGGCGCTGGCGCTAGCGCTAGCGGAGCAGCAGCAACCGGTTGCGCAAGTGCGGACGCCGGCGTCAACCATTGCCCGCCCACGCTAATACTTTTGCGTCGTCCCATTTCTTACTTCGGGATCACAAAGAAAACGAGGAGAGCAGGTTCACATCGGCGATCCAGAAGAACACAACAATGAGCGCAAGAACGGCATGAAGGGGATTGATTGTAGCAAGGTATACAACGCCGAGGCCCGCAAGGAAGCGCGCAAACGGATGCCGTGCTGCGGAATGAACCGCGGGAGCGTACGGCTTATCAAACTCCAGCGAGAAAACCACAATCAAGGCTACAAGTATAACAGCGAGCATTGATTCATTGTCCATTTCCGGGAACTTTTTAAAAGGGGGCGCGATTATGTATTTACGGAGGTTGAGGTGCTTCCCTGCGCCGAATAACTCTCGACCGGATAGGTCGCAACGTCCTTTTCCTGGATCGCAATCGGATCCTCTTTCAACACACGCTCCACAAACCAGCGCTTGTGATTGCGATTGGTTACCCAATCCACTGTGCTGCTCGCATTCAAGAAACCCTCCAAACTGTAATCGTTCGCCGTGTGTCCACCGATTGCCGCGCCACCGATACCGCCGCCTCCGCGCCATCCTTCGGCCTGCGCCGCCACATCGGCCGCCCACATGTTCAACAAGAAAAACAGGATTGCAAAAGCAGCCGGTTTGAACCCATACTTGAACATGGCGATCGCCAACACGCCCGTCAGGAAGAAACCCAGCGGCGATGTGAAAACGCCGCGAATATGGGGCTTCACCCGGTTCGCAACGGCACCGGCAAACACAATCAGGCCGGTACCAATCCACTTGAGTTCAACAGGCGGGTACCAGATCGGAGGCATAGCGGGAAACAGTCCGCCGCCAGCGACAGCGGCGGCACCGGGAATCGGATTCGGGTTCATCGCTTCTTTTGTAATGGGGGCACATAGTTATCCAAGATGCGCGACAAATCCAGGTCCGGTTTCAGCCGCGCACCATCAAAGAACTTGTCGCCGATATCAA